TTATCTTCTATTTGTTTATTTGCAAGCAAATCGCTAGCAGTTGCTTGTCCTATTCTAGCACCAGCAATTTCAGCTTGAGTTTTAATACGTTCTTTTTCTATTTCATCTCTAGCAGCAGCTTTTCCAGCATCTAACTGCAATCTAGCTCTATCTTCTTCTATCTTACGTTGCAGATCGCCTTCTTTAATAGCCATTTCTCTTTCTTTAGCCATTATTAATGGGTCTTTCTGTTGTTCTTGTATTCTTTCTTGTTCTGCTTTTTGTTGAGATGTTCCAAGAACTCTTTGAGCTGCTTCTGCTACCATACTAGAAATACGTTTTTCTACATCTGCTGGTAATACTTCTCCTTCTGGAGGTAATTCAACTCCCATTTCACGCTCAACTTCTTTTCTATATTTCATAGTTAAGTGTTCATTAACGTAAGCTGAAGCTGCTGCAAGTATTGCAGGAGCTTGAGGACTCTGTTCAACAGTTTGCATAATTTCTGGATTCTGTTGAGCAGAAGCTACTACTGCTATATGTGCTTCGTGATCTTGTTCTATAAATGCTTGTACAGGTTTTCCGTTGATTAAGTTTTGTACAGCCGTTACTGGGTCAACAGGTTTAACATCATCTGTATCAGGAATAATATCTTGTACATCTTCTATTCCTAGTACATTTAACATTTGTCTGTGTAATTCAGGAAGGTTATACATTTCAGGAGATGATTGTGCCAACTGCATAGCAGCTTGATATTGCATTATTCTTTGAGCCATTGTAGCTGCATTGGGGTCAGATACAGGCAATACATCTACTCTGTTATCAAAGTCTTCTGCTTTTATAAATTCTTCTTCATCTGTTTCATATGGATAAGCAGGTTCAGTAAAGTCTTTTACAATGCCAACCAATATATCAAATTCTTTTCTCATGGATGCGTGAAGCCTTGCTTGTACTGCACTCATTACTTTTTGATTTCTTTCTAGTAAAGCCAGTGTAGTTCCTACTGGAGCTTGGCTATTCATGTCAGATACTTTCATATCAGATATGCTAGCAAAACGCCTGCCTTCTTCTACTATGTTTTGTAACAATTGGTATAAAGTTCCTGATGGTTCTTTGTATGGTAAGAAGGTAATGTTGTCTCTTATAGCTCCACCTGGAACATCAACATCTCTAAACTCTCCAGGCATGATTGGGGTATCATCACCTTTTATACGCAAGCCTCTTGCTTTTAAACCACCAGGAAGGTTAGATAAAGTACCAGCATCTACTAACTGTCTTAGTATAGATGTAGCTGATTTAGCTAATCCACCTACCATGTGTATCAAACCAAAACCATAAAATCCTAATCCTGGAAGGTATTGGTAGTGTACAAAGTGCATTCTTCTTAACTTTTTAGGATCATCTTCGTAATAGTTTCTACGAATACTTAATATAATTCCACTTGGGAAATCAATAGTTACAACGTAGGGTATAGCTATACCTGTTTCTTCGCCTTGTTCGTTAGTATCTTCAAACCCTTCAAGGTCTAAATCTACTTGCATTTCTAGTATTGTATGATTCTTATCGTAGTTATAAGTATCAGACTCACCTGTTAATTCATTGTATTTTTTGTTTATATCAGATGTGCTTTGTGATCCATCTGGTATTTCAATATCTTTGTAGAATCCATTAACTTGCATTTTTCTTACAACATTAGAAGACTTACGCATTACATGAGTAGCACGTTCACAAGTTTCTAAATCACTTGCACCATAATTTACTACTACGTCTTCTGCTGGTACAAATATAGAACTGGGTCTATCTAAGCTAGGATCAAAGTAAACTTTACGAAAAGCAGAACCTGCCAAAGGTAAAGAAAATAACATCTTTTCGGTTTCTGTTCTGTATTCTGACATCTCATGTGTCAGTAAATAATTTAAGTAATCTTCTACTCTTTGGGATTGTTTTTCTTTTTCTTCAGTTACTTTTCCAACTATTTTAGTTCTTACAGGTCCTTGAGCAGGAAACATCTCTGTTATGGATTGGGATTGGAAACGTATAACAGCCTCGCTTAACATAGGATGGAATACGCCACATGCACCTGCCCAAGGCTGCGTTCTTTCTTCTATTTTTAAACCTAATTGATCTAAACCTTTAGTGTAAGTTTCTTCCCATTCTGATCGTGATTCTTTATCACCAGTATAAGAACTTATTAATTCTCCACCTAGTTCTTGTAAAACTTTGTCATCTATAAAATCTGCAAGATTAGAATCAAACTCTTCATCTTCTACTTCTGTGGCATTAGGATCAAAATCAATAATCATGCCTCCATCATCAGTATCTGTAGTAATTGATTCTAGATTGTCTATTTCTACAGTAAGTTCTTCTTCAGGCTCTTGTTCTATTAATCCATCTATAGGTGTAGCTGGTTGTCTTTCTATTGCCATTTAAATATCCTAATAATAATTTGCAGTTCGGTTATGTTCTAAAGGTTCATCTTCCTCATCTGAATGCAAAGGAATAAAACCACCTTGTCTGAATCTTAACAGAGCTTGCGTAGTGCTATCAACTAAATCGTCATGTTCCATATTAGGGAATCCAGCAAATTCTTCAACTACTTCTTCAGCCCATCTAGTTGATGGAGCGTGTACAACTCCTGAAGCAAACAAATCAGATACTGCATTTACTCTTGATATTTTGTCGTTACCTCTACTGGGTGTGTACTCTTGTACAGGAATTCCTATTGCCCTCAATTCAAAGATTAAAGGTAAGCCAGCAGCTTTAGCCTCTACAATGAACGCATCAGGCTTATACTCATTGTACTTCTCAAAAGCTTTTTTCTTTAGCTCAGGGAACTCTAAACGCTCTTTATAGGCATCTAGGAGTATAAGATTGGGAGCCATCATTCCATCATCGTCTTCTTTGTAAAAAACTCCCCATGTGGTACATGCAGAGTAGTCAGCTCTTTGATTCTTCATAAAAGCCGTGTCCCAACTTTGAATAACAAACTCACAATCGGGTGGTTCTCTTCCTTCCCATACTTGCCACCATTCTCTTTTAACAATCGCTCCTTCTTCTGAAGTAGGGTCTTGTTGGTACTGAGCCATCCATTTACTGTTAGGTAGCTCTGCTTTCAAAGCCTGTAATTCTTCCATCTTCCAGAACTCAGCCCATAAAGGTTTTCCAGAAGGCATGATTGCAGGAAGCTCTATGACTTCCCATTGGTCTGCACCGCCACGTTTAATGCTAGCATCTACTACTTGACCAGTTAAATCTTTATTGTGCCACCTTGTCATTACCATAACGATTGCACCATTAGGCTGTAAACGCTGTCTTGGACCAGATGTGTACCACTCGTAAGTACGATTGAAGACATTCATGTCCGCACTAGCACCTTCTTGCTCAGAATGAGGGTCATCAATGATAAGTAGGTCTGCACCTTTACCTGTAACCGCACCACCGACACCAATCGCAAAGTAATCTCCGCCTTGGTTTGTGTTCCAACGACCAGCAGCCTTACTGTCTGATTGCAAACTGACATCAGGAAACACAGCTTTGTAGTCAGCACTATTAACTAAGTTTCTGACCTTCCTACCAAAGCCAACCGCTAACTCAGCCGTGTGAGCTGTTTGGATAATCTTCTTATCTGGGTACTTACCTAAGAACCAAGCAGGGAGTAAGTACGAAGCAAACTCACTCTTGGTGTGTCTGGGGGGCATATTAATAATCAAACGCTTCAAATCGCCATTGGCAACTCTCTCAAACGCATCAGCCATTATCTCGTGATGCTTTCCGTGTATAAAAGCTGACCACATCTCCCCAACAAAGGTCATAAAGTCTTCATGGCATTTNTCTCTACCTTTAGCTTGCTCTAGTTCTTCTAATAAGACTAACAGTTCTTGCTTTTGTATAGGAGAGAGGTTCTTGACTTTACTCAGTACATTTTTATTCATACTTAATATGTAGTATTTACTTAGTAAGTAGATACTTCTTAAATTATAAACTTATTAAGTAAATACCAGTAGGCACTTATTGGGTATATACTGGGTAATAAGTATGTACTAGGTATATATATCTACAGATTTTAACATATTGCACCCCCTTCACATAAAAAGCAACCCTAAATTTGAAAAAATAATATGGGGGTATGAGACTCCTAGGGCTTTATATAAAACAGGGGGGGTACTTTACAGAAACAAGCTAGCAGAATGCAATATATAGGGGTAGTCTGTAAATATTAGTAATAGTTTGAGCAAAGCACTATGTATATATGATAGTCAGGTAACCGAATCTGTCAGAGGGGTGTGGGGGGTCATGGTAGGTGTGGTATTCCTCAGACAAAAGGGGGGCTTACTCCGCTTCCTGTTCGCTTAATAGGGCTACGATCTTAGCTTCAATCTCTTCCTCTATGTCTACGCTATCCCTAGACTCCTTTATCTCTATGGTGTCACTAAATAGGTTAACTGTTTTACCCAGTAGACTGAGTGCTGTGATGCGTGCTGAATCTGAGTCCGCTTCCTTGCTCTCTTTCATGAGTCTCTCAAGAACATAGTTCCTTGTTCGTAGGGATGATGCCACTGCAGACGTTTCTTTCCTCTCTATAGCTTTATGTAAGCTTAGTGCTA